GTTCTTAAAACTTATATTTTAAGAGCATGTTTTCCACAGGCAATAGGACAGGTTGATTTATCTTACGATACAACTAATGCATTGGAAGAATTTGAGGTGACTTGGAGATATCAACACTTTGAAACAAGTGGCGTGAACTTCTAATTTACCTACTATAAATAGAAAGTAGGAGCTTAATTATGGCAGAACTATTCGGATTTAAATTCGAAAGAATCAAAGATAGCGGTAGTACAGAGAAATTTACTCAACCCTCAGCTGATGACGGTACAGTTGAAGTCGCAGGTGGGGGTCACTACGCTACTGTCTTAGATCAAGATGGTAGAGATAGAAGCGAGTATGATCTTATCAAACGTTACCGAGATATTTCACAACAACCAGAGTGTGACAGTGCGATTGAAGACATCGTAAATGAAGCAATTGTTTCAAACGAAAGAGATCAATCAGTAAGCATTGTATTAGATCAACTTCCATATAGAAAAAATGTAAAAGATAAAATCAGAGAGTGTTTTGATGAGACACTATCACTTCTAGACTTTGATACAAAAGGTCATGACATTTTTAGAAGATGGTATATCGATGGTAGAATTTATTATCACAAAGTTATTGATACCAAAAATCCAAGAATGGGAATAAAAGAAGTTAGATATATTGATCCAAGAAAAATTAAAAAAGTAAAAGAAGTAACAAAAGTTCCTAAATCATCTGGGCCAGAGTTGATCAAGAAGTCAGTTGATTATTATGTCTATAATGAAAAAGGTCATAATATGAACTCAACACAAGGTGTAAGAATATCACCTGATGCAATTACTTATTGTGTATCTGGTCTTACTGATGCAAATAAAAATATAGTTTTATCTTATTTACATAAAGCAATCAAACCTGTTAATCAGTTAAGAATGATTGAAGACTCTTTAGTCATTTATAGAATATCAAGAGCACCAGAAAGAAGAATCTTTTATATTGATGTTGGTAATTTACCAAAAGTAAAAGCAGAACAATATTTAAAAGATGTGATGCAAAGATATAGAAACAAACTTGTTTATGATGCAAAGACAGGTGAGATTCGTGATGATAGAAATCATATGTCAATGTTAGAAGACTTTTGGTTACCAAGAAGAGAAGGTGGAAGAGGAACAGAAATATCAACACTACCTGGTGGACAAAACTTAGGTGAGATAGATGATATAATTTATTTTCAAAGAAAATTATATCGATCTTTAAATGTTCCAATCTCAAGATTAGAAGCAGAACAAAACTTTTCTCTTGGTAGAACAACTGAGATAACAAGAGATGAATTAAAGTTTTCTAAATTTGTACAAAGAATAAGAAAAAAGTTTACACCATTATTCAATGACATTTTAAAATCACAATTAGTTTTAAAGAACGTCATTAATATTGAAGAATGGAATGACATCAAAGAGCATATACAATATGACTTTATGAAAGACGGACATTTTGCTGAGTTGAAAGATGCAGAGATACTAAGAGAACAGTTGGATCAACTTGGTCAAGTCGAAGGTTACATAGGAACATTCTTTTCAAAATCGTGGGTTCAAAAGAATATTTTAAAAATGACAGACTACGAGATTGAAGAAATGAGAAAACAAATAAACATTGAAGCAGGTAATCCACCAGATGAAGGTGGTGTAAATATTGGCGATAACGATGGTATAACAAATGAACCATTGAAGACGCAACAAGAACCTGAAGAACCACAAGGAGATAATAATGAGCAGTAAAGATGTAGTTGATGCACTTGCAAAAGGAAAAACATTAGACGCTGAAGATGCATTCAAAGATACAATGAAAGATAAAGTTGCAGATGCACTTGAGACAAAAAAAGTAGAAGTTGCACAAAGTTTCGTCAAAAATCACTTACCTGATGAAACACAAAGTGAAACTCAACCAGAAGAAAAGGAAGATGAGTAAGTTCAACGATTTATATACATCGATTTTCGAGAAAGATGAACATAAAAAAACGAAATCTTATCGAAAACTTGCGCCAAAAATGAAGAAAGCAGTAGATGAATTGTTTAAAAAGCTTGATACCAAGGGCTCAAATTTCCTAAATAATTTTGAGAAAACAATAACAGATGTCTCAAAAAGGTATCGTGTACCTGAAAAACAGTTATACGATTATTTCGAGAATGAGGCAATGGATATATTAAAGTAAGGAAAATATGGCAGTAGTAGTACAAACACTAAGAGATTCAGACTTTGAAACAGTAATCAAGGTTACAACAACATCAACAAATTCAGCTGCGAGTATCCTAGATGCTTCTGCCTTAACAGGTGCGTCCACAGATCCTAGATTATCAATAGTGGCATGTAGTTGGTCAGTAGGATCACAAACTGATATTTTATTTGATGCAACATCTGACGTTGTTGCATTATCACTAAATGGTAGTGGAGCGTTTAACGCATCAGCAGTTGGATTTCCAGCAATAGCAAATAATGCTGGTAGTGGTATTAGTGGTGACATACTACTAACAAATGGATCTGCATCAGTAGGATTCATCATATTAAAATTTAGAAAGACTTCGGGGTTTGATAACTTAAGCTAATGAATACAGTAAAACTTATAACAGAGGCGAATGATTTTAGTACATCAAACTATATTATTGAACAAAAAGAAGACGGCAAAAAAGATTACAAAATAAAAGGTATCTTTATGCAATCTAATATAAAGAACAGAAACGGAAGAGTATATCCGAGAGAAGTTCTTATGAAAGAAGTAAAGAACTATGATTCTAAGTTCATACAAAAAAACAGAGCGTTTGGTGAACTTGGACACCCAGATGGTCCAACTGTAAATTTAGACAGAGTATCACATATGATTACAAGTCTAAAACCAGAGGGTGATAATTTTATAGGTGAAGCGAAGATAATGTCAACACCTATGGGTGAGATTGTAAAATCACTCATGGATGAAGGTGCGACATTAGGAGTTTCATCAAGAGGTATGGGGAGTTTAGACCAAAGAGGTGGTGTAAACTATGTGAAAAATGATTTTAAACTTGCAACCGCAGGTGATATCGTGGCAGATCCATCGGCACCTTCCGCCTTTGTAGAGGGAATAATGGAAGGTAAAGAGTGGGTTTGGGATCACGGATCATTGGTTGAAGCACAAGTTTACGAAATGAAAGAAAGAATTGAAAAAAGAGTTAGAGCAAGACAAAACAAGGAACAAGCATTAGAGTTTGCGAAGTTTCTTAAAATGCTTTAATTTATAAATAATTATGTATAAATATAAAAAAAGGAGAACATCCCCATGGCTAACGAACTAGACAAAACCATTGAGGAATTAGAAGCGGAAGTTTTGGCTGAACTAGAGGAAGCCGCACATGATGCTCCTAAAAAGAATGCTGCTCCTGCCGAACCTATGGTAGCAGCTCCAAAAGATGGTGCAACAAACGTAGAAAAAGGTGCTAAACCTGCCGAGGTAGGTGCCGCTTCTGTCGCTGCTGGGAAATCTGGTAAAGAGATTACGAATGACCCTGCACAAAAAGGCGAAGTAAAACCTGAACCTGCCCCAAAACTCAAAGAAAAGAAGCACAAAGAAGAAGGTATGCATGACTTAAACAAAGAAGGTATGCATAAAATGGAAAAAGTCCATAAAGAAGGTGCTCACGAAGACGATGAAGACAAGGAAAAACTAAAGGCTGGCGCTCACGATAAAGAAGAGGGCGAAGACGATAGTGGTATGGAAGGTATGCACAAAGAAATGGATCATGGCAAAATGAAAGAAGATATGATGAAGGCTATGAAGTCAATGAAAAAAGACGACATGGTTGAATTATATGCTCAATATATGAAGAGTGCTATGAACATGACTAAAGACGAGATGTATCATGAGATGATGAAAGGAATGGAAAAAATGTCAAAAGGCAAAATGGAAAAACTCCATGCTGCTTATCATTCCGAAATGGGTCATGCAAACGATGACGAGAAAGATGCAAAAACAGAAGAAAGACTAGCATCTGTAAACGTTAAAGAACACGTTGACGCATTACTATCATCTGATAGCAATCTTTCAGAAGAATTTAAAGTTAAAGCTGCAACAATTTTTGAAACTGCTGTAAAATCTAAGATCAGAGAAGAGATCAAAAGATTAGAAGAAGAGTATCAGTCAGAATTAAGAACTGAAGTTGCTGATGTACATGAAACACTAACAAACAAAGTTGACAACTACTTAAACTATGTGGTTGAAGAGTGGATGAAAGAAAACGAACTTGCTCTTGAGCGTGGTCTCAAAGGCGAAATCGCTGAAGATTTCATCTCAGGTCTAAAAACATTGTTTGAGGATCATTACATTGATGTGCCAAACGAGAAGTACGATGTACTTGAGGCACAAGCTGAAAAAATTTCTAAGTTAGAAGAGAAGTTAGAAAAAACAATTCAAGAAGTTGTTGATGCGAAGAAATCTAACGGATCACTAATAAAAGAAAAGGTTATTAAAGATGTAACATCTGATTTAACCGACACAGAAATTGAGAAATTTGAGTCTCTTGCTCAAGACGTAGAATACACTGAAGAGGGCGTTTATACTGAAAAGTTAAACACACTTAAGGAATCCTACTTCCCAAAACAGAAGGTTCAAACCGAAACACATGATGAAGTAGAAACTGGCACCGCTGTAGAGGACTTGAATGAAGACAGTTCAATTGCAGCCTATATGTCTGCGATTGGCAGAACAGTCAAGAGTGCGAAATAATA